AGAAGGTGACTGCCGCCTACGCTCAGTCGCTCGTTGCTGCCTCGCTCTATGTCGACTACGTCTTCCTTGACACCGACGAGCGTCGCCGCATGGCCCAGAACCCACACGAGTATCTCATCGAACAGCTCCAGTTCACTGGTGATGAGTCGGTTGGTTCATCTTCGAACAAGATCAAGCTCAACTTCAACCACCCATGCAAGGAACTCATCTGGGTCGTCCAGCCTGACGCCAATGTTGACTACTGCTCCTCGCTTGAGTGCGGAACTCCTCTCTTCAAGCTCTTCGGTGCTCAGCCATTCAACTACACTGATGCCGTTGATGCTCTTCCTAATGCAGTCCATGCTTTCGGAACTGATGAGTCGATCTCGGGTGGTGTTGCTGATGGCACCACTGGTGCTAACTCGCAGGCTTTTATCACTGTTGATGGTATCTTCCAGCAGGCTGGTGCCACTAATGAACCTACGCCACAATCTGGATGGGGTGCCGCTGGTGTCAATGGTACCTACTCGCAGCCAAATCTCAACCTTAACGCTCAAACCAACACTGTCGTTGGTGTCTCGGATGCAGGAACCTTCGTGCTCTCGGAGACTGCTCTCGACCTCCACTGCTGGGGTCAGAACCCGGTCGTCGTCGCTAAGCTCCAGCTTAACGGCCAGGACCGCTTCTCGGAGCGTGAGGGAACCTACTTCGACCTCGTCCAGCCATTCCAGCACCACACCCGAACCCCAGACACTGGTATCAACGTCTACTCGTTCGCCCTCAAGCCCGAGGAACACCAGCCATCTGGCTCGTGCAACTTCTCGCGCATCGACAACGCCACTCTCCAGCTTGTCCTCTCCAACGCCACCGTTGAGGGAACCAACACTGCTAAGGTGCGCGTCTACGCCACTAACTACAACGTGCTCCGCGTCATGTCGGGTATGGGTGGTTTAGCTTATAGCAACTAATTCTAATTAGTTGTAAAAAACGTATAATTAGAATAATAAATATTATAAAAGTATATTAAAGAAATTCATACTATTTTAGTAAATAGTATGGATTATAGTATAGAATACGGATATATAAATTCTGATGATAACAATAGTAAATACGGGTTTATAAAAATAAATAATATCAGGGTTATCTTAGATTTAGATAATCTATTTAAAATAATAAACAATTCTAAAATATTCACACACTATAATCCTTCAGTATCTATTTTTCCCTATTATAAAAGAAATAAACAAATCGTAACATATAAAGAATATTTATTTAATTTCAGTCCAAAAAATATATATTATATTCATAAAAATAATAATAATTTTGATATACGTCGTTCTAATATTGAAATTTATCACGATTATAACAAAGTTATAGAAGTAACATATGATATTGATTCTTATAATAACGGACATTTTTTAAGGAATGGAAAATCAGCTTATGTGATGAAAAATCCTTTATGGTATTTAAAAGATAATACTATTCTTATGTATTGTGAAAATAATGTCTTGATTAAACTATGTCCTGTGTCCTATAAAAAAATTCTAGATTTTGAAAAAAATAATAACGATTCTAAAAAACTAACATTTTTTAAGAACGCACAAGGTTACATATGTAGCCATTATAAAAAAACATGTCTTTTTATTCATCAAATTATAACAGGGTGCTATGGTAACGGAAAAGGAACTATGAATGTAAGCGTGGATCATATAGATCAAAACCCTCTCAATAACACATATTCTAATTTACGGATTGCTACACGAAAAGAGCAGGAAGAAAATAGCAATGGCATCAAAGAAGGAACTAAAAGAGCAAGAAAAAAAAATGCAAAAAGATTACCTGAAGGAATAAGTCAAGATATGTTGCCTAAGTATGTGTATTACTGTAAAGAATGTTATAATAAAGAGAAACAATTATTTCGCGAATTTTTTAGAATTGAAAAACATCCTAATATGACAAAAAAACAAATTGCTGGTTCAAAGTCACAAAAATTAACTATTCATGAAAAATTAGAAGAAATCAAAGAGAAACTAGCAACTCTTTCTTGATAAACAATATTAAACATAAGATATATAATTGTATTATAGAGAGAAAACTAATGCAAATTTTTGTGAAGACACTTACTGGAAAAACGATTACATTGGATGTAGAGACATCAGATTCTATTGAAAATGTTAAAGCAAAAATCCAAGACAAAGAAGGTATTCCACCAGACCAACAACGACTCATTTTTGCTGGAAAACAACTGGAAGACGGACGGACATTATCCGACTATAATATTCAAAAGGAATCTACACTTCATCTTGTGCTTCGTTTGAGGGGTGGAGTTTAGAATCTTTTTACATGTAATATACTAAAAAATTGAAAAAAATTAATAATATAGAAAATATATTAAGTTATGACTTATCATATTTTATACGAAGACCAGTATGAGCGTTTATATGATATGGAACTGTATGATGTAGGTGATAGCATCGAGTATATTCCAAATAATCAACTCGGTTATATGAAATACAAAGTTATAGTCAAGGATGGAAAAAAGGAATTAGAGGCGAAAGAAGATATTAATGGTGAACTTTAATAATTTCATATATTATTTTTCTATAGTAATAGTATAGAATAATGACAACTATAGCAAAGAGTAATTCACCCTCGTTAATGGATACAATAACCGGACATTTTAATAAAGTATCAACCTTTGTTTTAGATAAAGTTAAAAATTTAAATACTAAACAAAACTCTACATCCACTATGCCATCCACCATGCCATCCACCATGCCATCCACCATGCCATCCACCATGTCAACGAGTATGCGTGTGGGTGGAAAATCCACGAAAAAGCACAGAAAAAATACTAAAAAACATGGAAAACATGGAAAATCCATGAAAAAACATGGAAAATCCATGAAAGGAAATAAAAGAAAATAAATTTACTTAATAAAAAAGTTTCCATTTTTTATAAACCGACGCATACGATCTATATCTAATGTGGTAAAATAATACTTATCCATTAATTCTTCATCCGTTTTTGTATAAAATAAATGAAGAATTGCTTCTTTATCCATGAATATCTTTTGTTCTAAGTGTTGAAAAAAACAAAAATTATTGTATTCAGTTGAATATTTAGTTAGAACTTTTGTAAATTCAATTTCTTCAGGTATATTTATTTCTTTTAGTTTAGTGTGAAGATTATAATTATTGTAAAAAGTTTTAATAAACGAGTTTATTTCACTCAATTGCCATATTTGATTCTGAAAAATAATACGGTCAATATTATCAGAAAAACATAAATTATCTAAAATAACTTTGTAGAGCGAAGCATCATTTTTTGTATTTATAATAGGAATTAAGTTTTCATGCCATAGTAATCCAAGTGTCGTTCGGTCGGTTTCCTTAATAATAGAATCATAATCCTTAATAGGAACATATGATTTATATAATTTACTGATAATAGTCTTAGAGTAATTATTATGTGAATACTTATCATTCAGTGTTTCAAAAACATCATCAATATTACCAATATTATCAATATTACCAAGTTCTTTCTCTTTATAGATATCTATAAAAAAATCGAGTTTTTTCAAATTACCATTAACATAATCAAGAAATTTGGAACCATATTTATGTATATTAATCGTTGGCATCATGTAAGTAATATACGAAAGAATTTGTGAGTCGGTAGGTTTTGATAATTGAACTAATTCACATGCACTAATAAGTTCTTTAAATTTTTTATCATTATCATTAGTTCCAATAAATATAACTGGTCTTTTTGAATAAGGTTCAGAATATTGTTTTTTTGTTTTCTTTTGACGTACATATTTTACGAGTTCTTTAACACCACCCTTATCTCCAGAATTCATATAATCCATTTCATCCAATAAAATAACGATTTTTTTTCTCTTTTTTAAAAATAAATCCATAATATTAACATTCGCATTGTTATTTCCTAACATATCAGGTATAACAGTCTTTGTTCTTACATCTCCTGCGTCATATGTAATAATATCGTATTCTTCAGGAGGAATTATATCTTTAATAAACGATGTTTTACCGCATCCAGGAGGACCAAGTATATAGAGTCCTTTTGTCGTATTTAAATCATCTGTAGAAAAGTGTGTTAAAAAATCAAGCACCTTTTTTTTTTCTTCGTGACGATTAAATAAATCAATATAATTGATTTCTTTCATCTATTCATCTATATTATCTCCAAAATGTTTTTAACTTATTTACATAACCCAGTAGAATTAGTGATACCATCCCATGTAATTTTACAAGACTTTGCCCATTTTTGTTTGTTACAAAGTCCTTGAGGTCCGATAAAAGAACCTTTATCGAAACTCATTTCTTTTTGGCAATTAGCATCTCCTAAATGCTTCTCATTTACACATATAGACATACCATCTTGTCCCTTTTTTACAGTCCAATAATCAGGACATTCACTTTGAACAGGAGGATATTTTTCGTTTTGTGTATTATTTCGTATAGCAATACCAAACATTATTAATACAAGAATGAGTAGTACTATAGCAATAATTAAAATTATATTCTGAAATGACATCCTTTATTCTATATAGTATAGATAGTATTTTTTTTTCTAAAGAATAATATAATGAACCAAATGCAGAACCAAATGCAGAACCAAATGCAGAACCAAATGCAGAACGGTCGTGTAAAGATACTGCAACCAGATACTAAAGCACAATTTGCACTCTATGATAAAATACCCGCCCACCAACCCAGTGCCTATAGAGATGCTCTTCAAGGGAACTGGATGGATTCTCCTCTTTCTCTTGCTTATTTCTCTCGTCAAAATATTTCTGCTCTTCAGAATGGAATCCGTAAAGGTGTTTATGATAAGTCAAAGGGACAATATTTAGTAGGGAATCAATCTGATGATGTGCTCAAGGTTATTATGCGAAGTGTTTTTCTTCAGTATTCTGCCAATATGCCAGATAATATTCCAGACCAAATAAAGGCACTCAATCAAATTGTTCTAGATTACTGTATTAAGCAAGTGTATGGAGAAGCCCAAGGTTACCAACAATATTTATACGATGCGAGTACCTTGGTGGTTCCTATAGAGAGACCTGTTCTCTCTTCCACCGAAGATAAAACTCTCGAATGGAAACGGTGGTTTTAGACTCTTTAATTATATTATTTAGGCGTTTTAGATTTTAAACTATTTTTTTTCTAAGTATAGTTTATAAAGAATGACCAAAAAAGGAACCAGTCTCTGTAAAGGAAAAAGTGTTAAGGAACCTAATCGTTGCCGAAAGGTTAGAGGTTGCAAAGTAGCAAAGGGAACAAAACGTACCTTTTGTCGAAAAATGCATAACAAAACGAAAAAGGTTTCTTCGTCGAAAAATTCACAAATAAAAACTATGCGAAAACGTAAGTAAAGCGTGTCAATAAAAAAATATAAAATATAAAATATAAAATAATATACGTTTTTGATTTATAAGTTATATAATTTAATTTATAAATATAAATTATACATGATGGAAATTATTAAAAATACTCAATTTTCAGGAACAAAATTAGGAGTTATTGCTGTATCGTTAATTTTCCTTCCTAATACGTATATTCACAGTAAAGTGTCCTCCTTCAAACATCTCACATTACTCGAATATCAATGGATGATATTCACGTGTATTACTGGATTATGGGAAGCTTGTTTTGTCGTTAATTACACGGGAACTGGAATAATGGCACATGACCTCTTACTGAAACACGAACATGTTTGGACATCGAACTACGATATAACCTATCTTGCTCCTTGGAAGTTTTCCCAAATTTTTTATGCCGAGTATGGTGCGTATGCTGACCGTGAATACATGCTTCCTCATGATGATCTAAGTCGTGTCATCGAAAGTTCACACGGTGTTATGTGTGGATTCTTTTGTATTTTAGCAGTTTTTTCTCTCTTATGTGAATATCATAATCACTATTTAATAACAATTAGTATTGCTATGGGTTCGCAGTTTATGAATAGTCTTCTCTATATGGTCGATTATTTTCATCAGACACGCGACCCCTCAAATATTAACTACAATACCAATGATTTCCCCACTGGTTCTATGCTGGAAAAAAGACCCTTTATGTATGTAAATATATTTTGGATGCTTATGCCGGCATACTATATAATGCGATTGCTTCTCTCGTGCTCTTATTACAAAAAAGGTAACTCAATATCTCTTTCTTATCAACCAAATGAAAAACAACCATTATTACCCTATAGTTCTTAAACATGCGTTATGCTTTTTATAGCATCAATATTCTCTTCTTCTGATTTAGGTAACATTTCTTGTGATTTTTTTCGTTTTTTGTATTCAATCATTTTAATATATAATATCATACAGGATGCTATTAATGTAACAGTATATGATATACCTACCCAAATGTCATGCACAAGTATAGCATAGACTAACCACGAAACACTGCCCCAGAATCGAAGTATCAAAAAGTTTAGTGATATGTCTTTGGTACTTCGATTTTTCCAGACCAAATAAACAAAGGGAATATTATAACCCAAATTAAGAGAATTTCCAATAATAGCAAATGAAAGTGCTGCTTTATTTTCAGATTCCATTGTATATAAATGTTTATAAAATAATCAAGAGAGAGAAAAGAATAAAGTATAAAGTATAAAGTATAAAGTATAAAGTATAAATTCTATCGGTTCAATAATTATTAATGAGTTAACCAGTAATCATCATCAACTGTTGTAAAATATGGATCAAACCAAAGAGTTTCATTATAGTTGTTACTATGACAAAGGAAACAATCACACCATAAATCCTCCATCATTTCCCTATATTCTAACTCTTTACACGACAATAATTCGTTTTCTGAGTCTTCATAGTCCATATACACTGAATCACCATAGAATACCTGACATCGCTTTTTTTCGCGTAATATCCGAATTTCGCGTTCCACACTTTTTTTTGTCTGCCTTTTTGTATTTGTTGTATTTGTTGTTTTTCTTTGAATAGTTGGTTCAATATAGCATGATACGCCATTAAGAACAACGCGAATTTTGTTGCCGTTCATTAAAGCATATTTTGCTGTCCGTGCATGTTTACTTTTCTCGTTCCATTTTGAAATTGTGAAAATTAACCGTCTTTTGTCCTTTTTCTGCGACTGAACACAAACCTCATTGATAGCACCAATCTGGAGTTGCTCCTCCAGATATTTTTCCGTTAACTTTCTAGTCTTTTTCTTATGTTCAGGGAAATGGTCAATCTTTACCCGAATACCTGACATTTTGATACCTTATTTGGTTTGCTTGGTTTGCTTGGTTGGTTTGATATGCTCCTTCATTATTTTAGAAAAAGCATTTCAATTTTTAGATAGTTATTATAGTTCTTAGAAAAACAAAAATTTAGATTATAAAAATTTATATTTATATATATAATGAAGAATAAAGAAAAAAAGAGTAAAAAAAATATCAAGAGGAAAACTGTCAAGAGGAAAACTGTTAAGAAGAAAACTTTCACGAAGAAAACTTTCACGAAGAGAACTTCCACGAAGAGAACTTCCACGAAGAGAACTTCCACGAAGAGAACTATCCATCAAAGAGGGGGAAATATAAAATATTATTTAAATAGTATATTATATCCACAGAAAATATTAGGATTACGAAAACCATATTACAGTGATAATGGGGTTTTAATACCAACAGGAGGTCCGATAATTGGTGATGTAGATTTAAATTCTTGGTATATTCGTGGATTACATATTGAAGATGATATCGTAACGACCGATGAAAAATTAAATTCTTGGTTTATTGGGAACGAAAAACTATTAGATGCCCAAAAATACTACTTAATAACTGGTGAATTAACAGACGAAGAATACGCATATTTTCAAACAGACCGTATTCCATCACCGATGGATTGTGTGATAAGTGGTATGCAATTAGGTAAAATTATTGACCCGATATGTGCTAATTTGATGAGGCTATCTCCAATAGGTCAACAAACAGGTATACAAATACATCAAATTGAACAAATGTTTACCTATATTACCAAAAATATATGTAGGTTTATACCACTAGAGAGAGATAATATGTTAAAATATTTATTCAAAACACTGAGTCCAGGTCAGATAGCATTTTGTATGTATATACTCAATGAACCGACAGAAAATATAGGTGGTCACATTTATATTATAGGAAAGGGTAAGGATGTCATGAACGAAAATACTCTTTATTTAATAGACCCACAACAGAACCCTCCTCTTTGTGCTATTGGAAAATACGCATCCTTGGACCCAGATTGTATTGCTAAAATCACTCCTTCTAATATATCAACAACATGGGGGGTTTTGGGATATGGTCCAGAATTAACTAATGTAGAACAATTACGTTATTATTTAGGATTGAATGAAATTCAAATACCTTTGGCACAGTAGTTTGTTCTTTTGAATTACATCATTGATTCTAACGATTTCAGTTCACTCAACCATAATTCAGTAGGTTTCATATGTTGATAGGTTTTTAACTCGCTTTCCTTTTCACCCTTTTGTTTCATTATTTTCTCCACATTTTCTTCCGATACACTATCCATAGGCATTTTCACCAAATACTTGAATTCGACATCATCATCAAGCATATCATATTTTTTCGATACCAACAAATCAATAATCTCTTGTTTCTTTTTACGTCGCAAATCAATCGTTCCTTCTAAGGTTTCAGTAATATATTTTGCTTTGTTGCTGAGAAGTCGCAATTCCTTCTCAAGAACATCCACAATATAATCAATGCGTTCACGATACATTTTCACCCGCGTCTTGTAATAATCTTTCACGATATCCTCGACACACTCATACTTTCTGAGTTTGTCGTCCGCATCGAATAAATACATGTTATTTATAGAATGCGATGACACCAATTTCATATGTTTTTCGACACCATTTATGTGGTCGTCAACTTTGGTGGATTCCAACTTTTCGAGAACACCCTGATGAAACTTTATGGTGAAGGAAACCTTTTTATCCGTGCTCATATCCACGTATTCTTTCACCATCTTTTTTGACGACTCAATCTCTTTCTCCAGAAAGGCCTTGTAATCGTCCGTCCAGGTGCCAACCGGCAACTCCTTGATGGTAATAGTATTTTTATCGACCACTTCATAAACACCCTTAATAAGGTATTTATGGGTAGCAACTTTGATAATCTTTCCACCAAATCCACGATAGTAAGGTTCTAGTGTCATCTGTGGAGAAGACTCACCTGCAAGAAGACTTTTCAAGTAAGTAATAATATCACAGGGATTATAACACATAATATCAGTGCTAAAGCCAGTGCCAATACCCTTTGTTCCATTCACCAAAACCATCGGAATAATCGGTGCATAGTAAATGGGTTCAATCGGCATACCGTCATCATCCAAGTAGGTCAAAATATTATTATCAATCTGATTGAAAACCGTCTTCGTAAGAGGATTCAGTTGTGTGAAGATATATCTTTCACTAGCACTGTCTTTTCCACCAGCTAAACGCGTTCCAAATTGTCCATTCGGCATGAGGAGATTGATATTATTCGACCCCACAAAATCCTGTGCCATCCCCACAATAGCACCATTCAGACTTGCTTCACCGTGGTGATATCCAGAATGTTCTGAAACATATCCACTGAATTGTGCCACCTTGATTTCCTTAGCGATGTTTTTCTTGAATGCCGCAAACAGAATCTTGCGTTGACTGATTTTCTGTCCATCCATCAGATTCGGTATAGAACGGTCACAATCGTATTTAGAGAAGTGCTTCATCTCTTTGTTAATAAACTCACCATAGGATACTTCGCACTGATTGGTATCCAAACAATCGTCACGGTCGTATTGCCCGAGCCATGTTTTACGGTCATCCGCACGCTTTTTATTGAAAACCATATCAATGACATCCTTTGCGGTTTCATCGTATGAAAACATTACAAATTTCTTGTGCTGAAAGTATTCTTTAAATTCCTTCCCAGTGCTCGTCCCCAATCCCTTGTAGTATTTTATCGTCCATCCCTTGGGTTCATCTGCTTTCCAGGAATTGTATTCAGCATCATTATAGAAGAGTTTTTCTTGAGAACCCTTGCGTGCTTTAATGATTGGAGTATTCATAAATCCAACCAAATTCAGTTTCAAGAGAGAATGCCACTGGGATTCAAACATATTGATACCGAGTCCCTTGATATGCGAACCATCCAAATCCTGGTCGGTCATAAAGAGGATTTTGCTGTATCGCAGACTCTTTTTCACGTTCTCAAGAGAGGGATATACCTTGTTTGTTTCCAATCCCAAAATCTGCTTAATTTCAACAATCTCTTTATTCTCGGAAACCCGTTTGGCAGTTTCGCCCCTCACATTAAAGAGTTTCCCCTTCATCGGATAAACACCGTAAATGTTGCGGTCCTCTTTTGACAATCCCGAAATGATACCGGCCTTTGCCGAATCTCCTTCGCACAAAATAAGTGTACACAAGTGCGATTTAGCAGTTCCAGCATAATTTGCATCCACCAGTTTAGGAATTCCACGCACTGATTTCGTCTTCGATCCATCACTTTTCTTCGCTGTTTTGGTATCTTTGATGGATGTCAATTCACATGCAGTATTCATAATACCAAGTTTCGCAATTTTTTCAATAAAATCATCGCTGACCACACACGACGACCCAAACTTTGCCACAGGCGTGCTCATAAAATCCTTGGTCTGTGAATCGAAAGG